GCCCAGAATACTACGAAACGATTCCATACGATGATTTTATGAGCAGAAAACAGATGGGTGGCCATTTATACGATTCTGTAACAATCAAGAGAAAACTCAATGATAAGCAGATTGAAATCATCACACAACAAGCGGAGTTAAAGGCATCACAAATGACAGCTTGGCGAGTAGATATGACGCTTAGAGAATTTCCTAAGCCGCAACAAACTGATATATGGTTCAACTATCCGATTCATACAGTCGATACAACAGGAGTGCTTGCAGATATTCCACTTGATGAGGAATCATCAGGATGGAGAAACAAAAATAATAAAAATAAAAACTCCGATGAAAAGGAAAAAAGACGAAAGGAAGAATTTAACGAGAAACTCACACGTTTAAATTTGGCATACAGTAACTTAGAAGCTGATAACTCAGAAATAACAATGGTGATGTTAAGAAAAGAGCTGAACGGATTAGCAAGAAACACACTGAGAGATTGGATAAGCATGTCTGGCCAATATGAAATCATTACAACAGGTAAAAATACACCTAGCCTAGTAATAAGAAAAAGCAGTAGTGTCGGTGTCGAAAATTAAGTGTTTCGACATAGTGTCGAGTGTATAAAAATAAAAATCCGACACTAAGAATCCGACAGCAAAAAGGTGTCGAAAAAGGTGTCGCCGAAATATATATATACTTATATATATTTTAACCGACATTGAAAGCGTGATGTCGGAAAAGAAATGTGCGTATGTCGATGACGGGAAGGGCTATGAGTACGCCCTTTCCCGTTCAGACTACACACGCACTAATTTCTAACGCGCATGAGATAGGAGAAAAAATGAGAAATAAAAAGCTGAAAGAAACTGAAAAATTAAATTTTATAAAATCTATGCCGCCTTTATATCATCAATTGCCTAATCAGGACTTTGATATAAAAAAGAGTGAAGTCGTTAAATGGCTTATTCAACAACCTGAAATATTACAAAAAGTTTTTGACTTTGCGGCTAATCGCAGTCCTAAAAATAAACTAATCGAGTACAATACAAAAACTTGTCAATGGCATGGGGTCGATTTTAAACAGAAAGAAGAGGATGAAAAATGAAATTGAAAATCACACTTGATGATTTAAAAGCAATACTACAACAGTACTATCCGACGATTTCACATAAAACAGCCGGTCGTATCATTCGAGATATAGAAATTCAAAGTGAGATAAATCAGAAGGATGAAAAATAATAATGCAGATATTTCTACAAATGATTCCACCGACTACTACGGCACAACAAAAAAAGGTCAACTTCAAGACCAGAACTATTTATGCAAATAGCAGCGCAGTCGATGCAAGAAACAAGTATCGCGCTCATCTAGCTGCGTATGTTCCTGATAAACCGCTTGATGGTCCAATTGCATTAAATATCATTTGGGGCTTTCCTGCAGGTAAGCACAAGAACGGTGAGCCATGTACAAACAAACCTGATTTGGATAATGCGAACAAGATGCTACAGGATGTAATGCAGGAACTGAGATTTTTCAAAGACGACAAGAATATCGTTCAATTGAATCTAAGTAAGATTTGGACTTGGCATCCAGGTGTAATGATAGAAATCAAGAAAGTAGGTGAAAAATAATGTTTCTAACAGGAGCAGTATGTTTTGTACTAGGCTATTTCTTCGGAATTGTTGTAACTAGTCTAGCTAGATCAGCAGGAGATGGAGATAGATGATTCAATATAAAGAACTTAAAAAGCTAAAAGATCAAGGTCGAGAGTTATACGAAAAAATCGAAGCAACAAAGAAAGCACTCAGAAACAATCAACACACAGAAATAAACAGCTTTGATTTATTTCTGATGGAACAAAAGTTCAAGCGAATAGTAGAGGTTTTGCTACATAATGATGAATGTATTTGAGGCTATCGAAACACCGATTTTTTCAATAGAAGACCTTAGAAAAATATTCAAAACAGAATTGTCACTTCTTCAAGCAAAGAAAAAAATGTATGGAAGGGAACCATACGAAGAACAGATAAAAGCAGTCGAGACCGTTAAAGGTCTAATCGAACAAGCATTCATGGAAAGAAGAAATAAACTTTAGGAGGGCTAATGAAATGCCAAGAAATACTTTGATGGATTTGAACAACCACCTTTTCGCAGAACTAGAAAGACTAGGAGATGAGGATCTAACGCAGGAAGAGCTTGAAAAAGAAATCGCAAGAGCTGATGCAATCTAGCACTCTTATCGCGAAGAGCACAAACTGTCGCACAACATCATTACGGACTGTCTGAGGACCGAGAAATAAGTAAGTCGGTGATTCAGTTAAGCGAGCTACAAGTAAAGCGAAACAGCCTGCAGAAGAGGCTGAAGGAGGATAGAAAATGAACTACGAAGATCCATACAGAGAAGACCTGCAAGTGATTGACAGAGAATTAAGAAATCACTACGAATATAAGAAGCAGCTTGAGACTGTGAACGAGCGCATTGCTGAGATTGATGCGCAGCTTACTTCGATTGGGAGTCCTAGAATCATGAGTCCTGACGAAGCAAAGTACCAGAAAGGTACTAAAATCTACACCAATCTCAACATGCTGGATCTCTTCCAGGAGCAGGATGAGCTGATGAAGCAGAAGCAAGACCTACTTTACTTAATCAGCAGAGTACAAGCTAGACTTAATAAGCTGGATGAAGAAGACATGCAACTAATCGAGCAACGCTATAAGTACAAGAAAACTTTAAGAGAACTGGCACAAAATATGTACAACGGAAAGAGTACTATGTCTAGAAAACTGGATGATATTTTGCTAAAACTTCTATAAAACTAAATTTTGGGACATGTCCCACGACTTTTAGATGTATAATGGGCGTAGGCGAAAACCATGAGCAGAAATGCTTGTGGTTTTTTTCGTATGCACATTCGAAGCTATCAGCTTAACATTTGAAATCACCCTAAAACTATTCATATGAGTACTCCTTTTGTGTTTAATCTTTCCATGTACTAGCTTTCCGGCTGATAGTTTCCAATGTGTGTGACGACGACGTAGAAAGGGGCAAGCCTATGAAGAAATTAACAGACAAGCGAAAGCGTTTCTGTGAAGAGTATGTGGTCGATCTCAACGCAATACGTGCTTACAAGTTAGTATATACTAACTGCAAAAGCGATAGAACTGCATCTGCTAATTCTAGTAGACTGCTAGCAAATGCTAACGTTGCCGCGTACGTGCGTGAGCTGAAAGAGCAGATTGCTCAAGAGGCTAAGATAACTGCAGCAGATGTACTTAAAGACCTTATTGAAGTTAAAAACAGATGTATGCAAGCTACTCCTGTTAAGGTGTGGGATTCCGATTCACATTCGTATGTTGATTCCGATGCAGAATTTACCTTTGATAGCAAGGGCGCTAATACAGCCTTAAAGCTGATAGGTGAACATCTAGGCATGTTCCAAAAGAAAGTCGAGCTATCGGGTGGACTAGAAACAAAACAGTCTAAGGTTGACGATGTAATCGAACAGTTGAAGGTTGCTGATGAAGAATGAGCGATTTGCGATTAATCTTATCACCTAAGTTCAAAGCATTTCTAAAGTATGATGCAGAACTGGAAGCACTTGAAGGCTCAACTGCTGCAGGCAAGACAACCGTTGGGGTCTACAAGTTTATCTTGAAAGTTTGGCAATCCCCTAAGAAGCTTCACATCATCGCAGGTGATGATACAGGTACTGTAGAAAAGAACTTGATTAACAAAGACCTTGGGATTTTGGATGACTTCGGGGATTTGGTTGAGTACCGTGGCAATGGATCCAAAGAGTACAAGATGCCACACTTGATCGTGCATGCCACAACTGGAGACAAGATTGTCTTTATCGTTGGCTATTCCACAAAAGAGAAATGGAAGGATGCATTAGGTGGCCAGTATGGATGCCTACTTATTGACGAAGTAAACACAGCAAACATGGAATTTGTGCGCGAGTCTATTATGCGTGCAGACTATACCATGATGACATTGAACCCTGATGACCCATCGTTGCCTGTATACAAGGAGTACATCAATCGTTGCCGTCCTATTCAGAAATGGACAAAGGAAACGCCACAAGAGATTCTAAACGACCTAAGCGAACCGGAGCATCCAAACTGGATACACTGGTTTTTTAATTTCGATGATAACCACGGATTATCTGCAGAAAAGAAAAAGCAGATCATCGAATCAGTGCCTGTTGGTACGAAGCTTTGGAAGAATAAAATCAAAGGGCTTCGTGGAAGAGCCACAGGGCTCGTTTTTAGTAACTTTGAGCGCAAGACGAATGTTATTACGTATGAGCGATTAATTGCTCAAATAGGCGGCAAAGACAAGCTCAGGAAGGCCTTTAAGGTTTTCACTGTAGGTATCGATACAGCTTACTCGCAAAAGTCGCCTGATACGATTGCGATGTTGTTCCAAGGAATAACTGTTGACGGCAAACTGATAACACTTGATGAAGAAGTTTACAACAACGCGGATCTGCAGATTCCGATTGCTCCAAGCGACACAGTACAAAGATTGGTTGACTTTGCGGAACGAAATCGAGATAAGTGGGGATATGCGAAGTACATGTTCTTGGATTCTGCTGACCAAGCAACCATCACAGAATGGCAGAAATACAAACGCTTGAATGGTAGTATCTACGAGGTGATACCAGCCTACAAGAAAACAAAGATTATCGACCGTATCAACCTGCAGCTAGGATGGATTGCTAAAGGTGATTACTTGGTGTTGGATCACTGCAAGAATCACATTCACGAAATGGAAGTATACAGCTGGAAGGAAAACAAATATGAACCTGAAGATGGTAACGACCATACGATAAATGCAAATCAGTATGCATGGCTGCCATTTAAGAGAGAAATAGGAATTGGAGGAAAGTAACCAATGGGTATTGGAATGAACATCAAGCAAGCTATTCAATCATGGCTTGAAATAAAACCTGCTGATCGAGAAGGTGTAACGATTGATGAAGCCTACGATTATGAATTTAACGCAGGAATCAACCGAGTATGGATGCGTGGTCAGCCAGCGGAATTATCGGCGCTCTATAAGCAAATAAAGGGCACTAGCAATAAGAATGCAACATTCTGGGGAGCAACGCCGACTACACCTATTCACAAGATTCATACAGGCTTGCCAGGATTAACGGTAAGAGTGCTAACAGATATTGTTATTCGTGATTTGAATAAAATCGAAGTCAATAATCGTAATGATGAATGGCAGAAGATTGCAGATGATAATAATTTGAAGAAACTGTTTAAACAAGCAATCAAAGATACTCTGTATGTTGGGGATGGCGCTTTCAAAATTTCAGTTGATAGTGATGTTTCAGATGAGCCAATCATTGAGTTTTATCCAGGAGATAAGATTGATCTAATCTACAAGCGTGGAAGATTAGTGGAGATTGTTTTTAAAACGGTTAAGATTCAAGAAGGAACAACACGTAAGTACTTACTAAAGGAACGCTACGGGTATGGCTATGTTAAGTATGAGCTATTTCATATCAATAGTTATAGTTTGGATAAGACGGACCTTTATGAGCTAGAAGAAACAAAGGACCTAGTAGATGTGCAGTTTGGCGGATATGATGAGGAAACAAAAACAAAGGGAAGCTTTATGATGGCAATCCCTTTTTCTATCTTCGAATCAACAATGTACAAAGGTAGAGGTGAATCAATTTTTGATAAGAAAAAGGATTCATACGATGCGCTTGATGAGGTTGTTTCGCAATGGGCAGATGCAGTTAGAGCAGGGCGTGCGACAAAGTACATCCCTGATTCGTTAGTGCCTAAGGGTTCTAACGGAATGGACTTGCTACCAAATGACTTTGATGACCGTTTCATCAAAACAGGTAATGCAATTGGTGAGGATGCAAAACAGCAAATCAGTGTTGTACAACCTTCAATCCCAACAGAGAATTATCTGCAGAGCTACATTACCTATTTGGACCTATGCCTACAAGGCTTGATTAGTCCATCTACATTAGGCATTGATACAAAGAAGTTAGAGAATGCTGAAGCTCAGCGAGAAAAAGAGAAAACAACACTGTATACAAGAAACGCAATCATTGAAGCCTTTACAGAGATGATTCCTAAGCTAATTACAAGTGTGCTTATGACGAAAGATGGTATGACAAATAAAGGATCGTCACAATTGCTTGAACTTGATGTGAATGTTGATTTCGGCGAGTATGCAAATCCATCGTTTGAGGCTGTTGTCGAAACTGTCACTAAAGCTAAGCAAGGCGGTGTTATGTCAATCAGAACAGCACTTGATGAGATGTATGGAGAATCTAAAGAAGATGCTTGGAAAGATGAAGAAGCACAACGTATTGCTGAAGAAAGCGGTGCTGTGCAGCTGCCTGAGCCGAATGTACCTGCAGATATGGATATGCTTAGTTAATGGAATACGATATTGCTGAAGCGTTTAGACGTATCGAGCTTGAACTGATTTCGTCTATGAAACGTAACTGGCAAAGGCACAATGAAGAAGAAAATAAATACGGCTTCACCTGGTCTAGATGGCAGGCAGAGCAATTAAAGTCTTTGGAGGAATTTAAAAAGAAAAATCCAAGACTTTTTTCTTCGGAATTCAAAGCAATCAATGAGCAGTTTCTTGATAGCATTCTTGGCCAAAAAGAAACAAACTTCTTTGGGGTACACTCCCGTAAGGTACAGGCTTTAGTTAAAGCAACGACTGGTGATCTAGCGAAGGCTGAACATGTTATGTTGCGTAAAGCTAACGACGAGTACCGCAAAGTCATTTACAATGCTCAAACATATTTAGCAAGTGGCGCAGGAACACTTGATAAAGCGATTGACATGGCCAGCAACGATTTTCTTACTAGAGGGATTAATTGTGTTGTGTACAAAGGTGGCAGACACGTCAACATGGCAACATACTCAGAGATGTCACTACGTACAACGAATAAGCGAATTGGCATGTATGCAGATGGTGCTAAACGTCAGGAGTTAGGTGTACATACCGTAAAGGTATCAAAGTATGGTATGTGTTCTAAAACATGCCAACCGTGGCAGGGGCGTGTGTATATTGATGATGTGTATAGTGGAGGAACACCAGAAGAAGCGGATGAACTTAACTTACCTTTGTTGAG